GTGAGGCTGGCGGGCTGGGGGTGTAATAAAAACAAATGAGTGGGGGTGTGAATGACTAAGAGTTAAGAGTTGTGTGTGGCCTTGTCTATGTTGTCGGCCGAGGTGGTGAGCACTTGGGCCATGTGGCGCAGGGCCTGGCTGAGTTGTTGCAGCTCTGAGGGCTTGAAGGTGGCGGGCTTGCCGTTAACCTTGTACCCGTGCAAGCGCTGCTGCAGCCAGTTGCCCGAGCGGTCGAAGTATTTGCGGGCCACGCCCGATAGGTTGAGGAACTCACTCGTGTCTATCATGGCGAGCCATACTGCGCCCTCGCTTTCGGTGGATAGTAGCTGGCGCGCTTTGTCTGTTGCTTCGGTGTGTGTCATTGTGGTAGTTGGTTAAAATGGGCCCGCCCTTGTGCGGGCCCTTTGTTTTAGCTTTCGATTGCTTCAGCAAGTTCCTCGATAAGTCTTAATGCTTCGGCTTTGATGTAGTCGTGCTTTGTTGTGTTGGCCAACTCGGCAAGCATTACTATCGCTTTGGCTGCTGTTACTTTTTCTTTCTTAGTCATTCATTGTACACCTCCTTTCTTTGTTTTTATTACACTGCAAAGGTAATAATAATATTCTTATTAACAAAGAAAATAATAAGTTTTTTTGTATTATTTGATTGGCATCAGCCGCCGCCAGTGACGACGAGCTGCACGGGCTGCTGTGGGAAACGTTCGCAACCTATATATAAGGTGTCGAAAGCGTCGGAGCCGTCGGTGCGGCTTTCGAGTCGGTCCTCGTCGGTCTCGGCCAGCTTTTCGCGTCGCTTGTCCTTCTTGCCGTTGTACACGCCGGCAGTCTGTACGGAGATGAGCAGGTCGGGGTTGTTGGGTTCGTTAAAGAATGGCATGAGCCGGGCCTTGCCGTCGAAGCCGCGGTTGATGAGTTGGTACTTCTCCAGATGCTTCATGGGGGTGCCTATGTAGACGGGGCGCACGCGCCAGCCGTGCAGCTGCAGCTCGTGGGTGATTACCCAGCGGAAGTCCTGGTCGTTGACGGCGTAGTTGGAGCCGAGGGCGGTGGCATCGTAGTAGAACACCACCTCGTGCATGGGCAGCGGGTCGTAGTACTGGCAGAAGTCGGCTATGAGGGCGGGCAGCTTGCGCTCATACTTTACGTAGAATGACTTTAGTACATTGAGGCGGCGGCGGTCCTCGTCGGGCTGGCCTGCCACGAGCCAGTTGATGTTGTTGTTATAATCGAAGGCTATGCACAGTGGGTGGCCGCGGTTGATGTCGGCATCGGCCTTGCATGTGCCGGCCATCTTGCTGAGTGCCTTGAAGTCGTAGCCCAGGGCGTCGACCACATGGTAGTCGGTGGAGGTGTAGCGGTGCGAGGGGCGCATTGATGAGTAGAAGCCGTCCTTGAGCACCTCGATGGGGCGGCACAGTATGGAGGTGCGGAACACCATGGGGGTGAGGTCGCGCCGCATTTGGCGCACCCATGCCTCGCCCAGCACCTCGATGTTGGTAAGGCTGGAGTAAGTGCGGTAGAGTGTGGCTCGGCGGCGTAGCGAGGCGAGCAGGCGGCGTGTTTGCTTGATGCGCTCGGGCAGGTAGGGGGTGGTGTCGCCCTGGGCCATACGCTGCAGGGTTTGCTGTTCGTCGGCCACCAGGGCCTCGATGGTGCTTATGAGTTCGGTGTCGCACTGGTCGGCATAGCGCATGAACCATGAGCCGCGGCGCGATATGGGCATGTCGGAGGTGATGAGCATGCCGTGGTGGAAGGGCAGGTCGCCAAACTCGCGCTGCTGCCCGCGGTTGGCGGGAAAGGTTTCGTCCTTGAGCCGCTCGTAGTTTACGAACTTGGCTTCGTCAATGTCTATGTAGTCAAAGCTCTTGGAGTTGGAGGTGCCCACGCGGTCCTGGCTCACTATCTGCCCAATGGCACCGTTATAGAAGGTGATGATGTTCTCCCAGTTGTCGGGTGGGACAAGTGGCGCGGGCCAGTCGAGCGAGCGTGGCGGACGGTGGCCTATGTCCCAGTGCAGGCCGCGGCGGTAGCCCCATTTCTCCCAGTGCTCGAACATTGAGGGCAGTGTGTTGGTCTTTGCCCTGATGGCTGTGGGGCACACAAAGGCGGTGGTGCTGCGTGGCATGGCCTGCATGTTGCGCAGGTTTATCCAGGCGTGCAGCATGCTCTTGCCTGTGCCTCGGCCGGCCACAACGACGTTGGTGTGGGCGTCGATGGCGCACACTTCGCGCTGCATGCGGTTCATGTATATTTGTTGGGGTGTGGGGGTGCTCATGGGTGATTGGTTTGTGTGTGATTATTGCCACTTGCGTGGGTATATTTTTTGCCAAGAATTACGCCTGCCTGTGCATAGAGGCGCCGCATGCGGTAAAACTTCTGCCTTACGCCCTCACGGTAGATGAGTGCGATGCCGTTGGCCTGGCACCATTGGTCGATGCCGCGGTTGAGTGTGCCGCTGTGTATGAGGCTCACGCACTCGCTCCATAGGGCGATGCTGAAGAGGTTTGCCACGGCGCGTGCCATTTCGCCCTGTGCCCTGCGTGAGAGGTGGCACCAGTATTCGGGCCGCCGCAGGGCGTGGTCGGTTATGACTATGGGCACGCTGTCGGGCGGGCAGGTTGGCCCGGTGGCGGCGGTGGCTCCTGCTGCGGGGCGTGAGAGCAGGCGGTGTAGGAGCATGTTTTCGTAGGAGCGTGAGGGGAAGCGCACGGGGCTGCCAAAGTGGTGGGTGAGCCATTGGCGCAGGTATGGCTCAAGGCGCAGGTATACGGTTAGGTCTTTCATGTGGGGGGAGGAGGGAGTTCTTTAAGTTTATAAGTTGAAGAGTTAAGAGGAATGTCGGGCTTGGAGTTTTTAAGTTTAGAAGTTCATAAGTTGAGAAGTTAAGAGGTCGCTTTAAGAGTTGGACAAGCAGAGGTGACCTCTTAACTTTTCAACTTATAAACTTATAAACTCATAAACTTATAACTTGTTCCTTTTGTCGTTTTTTGTGCTTAGCTTGTGGCGTGGTGTGTGTGGTGTGTTTTTCCTGTAATCTGGCTGAGGTCGAATTTCGTACTTTTTTTCTGTAATTTTGTATCAGCGTAATTTTGTAGCGTAACTCTCTGATTTTCAAGTGATACATTTTTCTTTGTCGGCTGATACATTTTTGTATCGGGCAAAATGAAATTGTATCAGGGGGGCGCTGGCTGATACAAAATGGGGGGTGATACATTTCGGAAAAAAAATGTATCAGAATTGTATCGGGTTTTGTATCGCCTTTTTTTCTTACTTATTTTATTGATATTCAATACTTTTCTTTGCTTGATACAAAGTGTGATACAAAATTACAAAAAAAAAGTACGATTTTGGGGGGTGTGGTAAAACCTTTCTGCCCGCTCAGTGGTTCGGGATTGGTCAATTTCACGGATTAAAGGCGGCGTGCGGACACGAAAAAGCCCGGCACGTGGGGTGACGTGCCGGGCGGTGTGAAATGGAATGTGGGGGAAACTAAAGTAACTTTGTACTGATGAGGTCGGCGCCTAATTTGTGCAGCCCTTCTTCAATTTTTTGCAGTTGTGTGTCTGATATGTAAGTGCCTCCCCTTTTGTATTGGCGCATGAGTGTTTCGTTTATGCCTAAGTATCGTGCGAAGGCGCTCACGTTGAGCATGTTGTAGTAGTCGAAGAGGGTGGACACGTCAAACTTGAACACGGGGTCGGCCTTGAGTATGGGGGCAGCTTTGCCGGCGCGCTGTTCTTCGTCGGCTCTTGCTTCGGCCATGGAGTTGGCGAAGTCGGCTTTTGCCTCTTTTACCGTGTGGCCTCGCCCTATGAGTGTGTATGGGCTGTTGTCGGTGTTGTAGGCTAAGAAGGTGCCGTCGGTGTCCTTTTCGATTGTTACTGTAAAGTGTGCTTTTTCCATTTTTTTTGAACCTTTCCTTTATAATGTGGCAGGCAAGGGAGGGTGGGGGGTGCCCTCCCTTGCTCTGGTGTAGGTTAAAAGCCTATTTGCTTTTTTAGTTTGAAGTACAGGCCTTTTTTTACTTCGGCGTTCCCATGTCTTTCAATTTGTATGGTTATGCCTTTCGCGTGGTTTACATAGATGTCGTGTTCCTTGCCGTGGCGGCTGAGTTCAAATCCATGTAGCAGTGCTTGTGTCTTTAGTTCATTCCATTTCATCAAGTTGGTTTTAGGGGTTATACTTTAGTTCTCTTTTCACAAGACAAAGATACTACAAATATGTTATATAGTCAAATATTTGTATAACATATTTGTAGTATCTGCGGTTTTATTTGCCGTACATTCGGCGGGTGGCTTGGCTGATGGTGGCTGTGGGTCGGTAGTGGGTGTTGGTGGGTGGTGTGCGTGCGGGTGGTGTGCGGTGTCGGCGTATGGTTATGCGGTCGTCCATGAGGTCGTATTGGCGCCAGTGGTCGGCGGCGAGCAGGAAGATGGCTGCCGTGCGCACGCACCACTCGAGCTTTGGCGAGCCTTGGTAGCGGCGGAAGGTGACGCT